ACATACTTATTTTGGTCAGCTAATAATTTAACACCACCTTCATAGATACCGGTGTCTCTTTCAATTTGACCATCAAATCTTGCGAATGCTACAATAGAAGCATCCTGAACTTCATTTACATTAAATGTTGCATCATCAGTTTCAGCATATTGCTTACCAATCAATGCAATATGTGAGAAACATAGGTCTTGTGTAATCTTACATGACAAATAAGTTCTATCAAAATTAAATCTATAAAGACCATAAGGAATTTCTTTAATTGTTCCATCTGTTTCTTTAACTTTCTTCAACATGAATTCATTTGTTGGAACATAATAAATTCCAAACAAATTTTCTGAATAATTCTCTAGTGCATTTTCATATTGTGTCTTATTGATTGGTTCTAGTGTATTTTTACCAGCAATCTTATAAGATACATTCTTCATAATGAAAGTGATATTACCAGATTTTTGTTTATCTTGTAATACTTCCATTAATGAATAATCATCACCAGCTTTCTGTTCTAATTCACTTATAATAGTTTCTAGATCTTTAGATGCATCTAAACCTTGGATAAACATATATCCAAGAATAGCAAATTTAATACCACCTTCTTGTGATATTAAAAGATGTCTACCTTCCTTAGTAAACTTAAACTGACTTTTAACAATATCGTATTTATCTGTATCTGCCATATAATTCCTCTAATTTATTTATACAGATTAAAAACTTACCAACCTCCAAATGGGTCAATATCAGTTCTTTGATCAACTGGTACTTTTGGAACATATTGAACATGAGAATTCACATTATCCATTGGTTTTCCACTTGGTGTTCCATCAACTGTATCTTGTTCAATAGTTTTGTTTATTGACAACATATCAGATGATGCATCAACTACACTAGTCTTATCGTGAGTTTCTGTCTTTGTATCTAAATTAAATGTTTCACCTAATTCTGCATAACTTCTAAAGTCATCCATGTTATCTGTATTTACATTATCTGCATCTACAAATTCATGATTATTTCTCCAGACTCTTAATGAGAATTGATATGTTATTGGTGCACCTAAAAAGGTACTACCTTCCGCAAATTTCTTCACATTTATTATTTCATAATATATTCCATTATAATACATGTATATTATATCACCAATTTTTGGAATATATGATGGATATTTTGCTGATTTATCATCATAGTCAATCTGTGATGCTTCATCAAAATGTGCAATACTACACATACATGTTATGATTTCTGTATAAACCATGCCTTGCAATTCATATTGTTTTTGCATACTTGGCATACTTTCTGCATACATGTTTAATTCAAATCTTCTAACTATATTTTCTAATGGGTCTTCTCCCATTAAAGGGTCTCTCTTTAAGTTCATTTCTTTAATAAAGTATTGAACTTTGAAACCATAAGTATTATAAGCTTCAGCAGTTAAACTATTTAATAGTGCAACTTCACTACCATAACAATCTGAGGTACTATCAAAGTATCTCTCTTTAGTCCAGTCAGTGTTTTCTACACTACATGCACCACCAAATATCTTTGCCATTTCTGAAGCGTAATCTGTCATATTATATTTATCTGATTAAAAAAGAGCCGCTTAACGACTCTTTTGAACTATCTCTAATATCTTCATTTTTGCATCTTCAGGAGATTTATAATGAACGAATATTCCTTTTTTCTTTTCCCATGCAGCTCCATTCTTTCCAAAGTCATCTATCAAAATTGAGTCTTTATTTGCATAGATTTCTTTACCAGTACCACGACTATTTGTCACTCCAAATGGAACTATAATGGTATGATGCAAATCTATATTAGTATGTTTCTTCAACCAATTTATTTTACCAATCTTACCATCTTTATAAGAAACTGCTGATAGAATATACAACTCTATATCTTCTTCCTTACAAAATCTATCTAACCATTTATAAAATGATTCACCAGATTCTGTCCATGGACAGTCTTCCCAGAATTCTGGTCCTGCTTCATGGATGATAGGCCAATTGACCTTAGTTCCTTCGATACATTTGTAATCTTCACATTGTTTTCTAAAGTCAACAATTACTCCATCCATGTCAAGATATATAGTTGTTATCATAATTCCTCCATTATTATTTATATTGGTCGAAATTAGACTTAATTAAACCACCAGGATGTTCATCAGTTGAATTTGTTAATGCTTGTATCTGTTCAACTGTTAAGGTATGTAATTCCATTACATTGGCTTTCAAAGCCAATTCATGTCTCAACATTTCACATATTGCGTATGCATCAATCAAGTCACTTGTTGGTGCATTACCTTTCTTATCGTCAACTACAACTGGTAAATCATTTATATCAAACTTAACACCTTTATAGTCTTTATATGTTTGATATGGGCGAATTTTTCCGGCATTACCTTTACCAGTGAAAAACTTCTTATGTGTTCCAGGAGGATAAAATCTTAACTTCTTTCCTTCTCTAAATAAACTCATTTTGATATTTCCTTCAAATTCTGCTAGTGAAAATATCAAACCTTGCGCACCAGATTTACCCATAGCATATTCTTCAACTGCTACTATATCACAATCTTTACACCATTTTAAAATATAATCACAAAAAAATTGGTATCTTTGATATGTGCAACTATAATCTTTTACATTATAGTAAATCATATCAGGACTCAATTTCTGTTGTTTTAATGTGGTGACAAATCCATGACGTTCTATATTAACTACATTGAATTTGTCATCCAATTCCATAATAACAATTCCAGAGCTGGAAATTGATAAATCTAAACCTGCAATTTTCATATCACCTCTTTATATACAATATACAAATTAAATGTTGATTATTTCAACAAACTTCTTAATTTTTATCAACATTTCTCTAAATTTTTCTACTAACTGAACATTATCTAAGATAGCTGTAGTAAATTCATCAAATGTTTTTACTCTTGTTTCATCATCTGATTTTAGTCTAATTCAATATCATTCTGAGTGCAAAATTCTTTTAATTGTTTGATTAAAGCTAATTCTTGTTTTGTATGTGCTTGTTCATTAATATACATAAAAATCTCCTTATATTATTTATGCATAAGAAAAACCGTTAACTTGAGTTAACGGTTAAAATAATATGTAAAGAGATGAATTATATTATTTTTCGAGTTTCTTTGAAATTGCGTCCATGCGGACCTGTTTCTTATATTCTTCTATGTGATTTCTAATCTTCATTTTTAATGCACTCAAAATGAATGGTTCTAACTTATCGAAACGATCTTCATATAGTTTACCAATGATATAATCACTGTCTTCATCTAGAGGCTGTCCTTTCTTATGATAGAAGTTGAAGTTTTCAGACTTGGTTTCATCTGCTGGTGCTTCTTCTGATGATTCACCTTCTCCACCTTCAGTAGTTTCGCCTTCACCACCTTCAGAACTTTCTCCTTCACCACCTTCTGATTCACCACCTTCTGTAGATTCTCCTTCTCCTTCGCCGCCTTCGTCTCCTCCTTCAGAGGTTTCATCAGCAGGAGCTTCTTCTCCACCTTCTTCAGAACCAAAATCATCCATAGCAGCGTCATCACCACCTTCTGCAGGAGCTTCTTCACCGCCTTCATCACCAGTTTCAGCATTCATTGTATCAATCTTGTCAGTCAATGCCTGAACTGCTGTTGTAAGAGTAGTTAAAACGTCCTTTAATTCGGTAGTATCTTCTGCTTCTTTTTCTACACCATCATCTGTCTGTGTTTCTGCTTCACCTTCACCTTCTCCGAAGTCATCCAAGTTTTCACCTGAATTATCTCCACCTTCTTCAGCTGGAGCATCTCCTTCTGTTGAGTCAGTTTCTGGTTGTTCATCACCACCTTCAGTATCGTCTTCTGATGGTTCTTCTGATAAATCTTTTTCTTCAGATGCTGCATCTTCAGATGGAACATCTGCGGTTTCTAAATCATCATTACCGTCTAGGAAGCCTTCGTCTAGCTTTCCGTGACGTCTTTTCCATTCTTCAAATTTCTTTTGTTCTAAATTCATAACGATTTTCCTCTTTACCTATATTTTATTTATATAACTTGCGTTTAGATGTTATTTTTGAATACTTCGTACTCTGGGGAATTATACAATTCGTCTAATTTAGCATCTAATTCTAAAGCCTTTGTGAATGAATCTGTTGAATTACATACAACTTTCTTAAAATCTGAGTAGTAATTTGCAAATAATACTTTGTAGTTATTTGACATCTTAAACAAATCCATTATTGGGAAAGGTTTAATTTCTT